ACGGTAACGGTTGGTCCTGCACCAAGCAGATTATGGTTGTGGGGTGATAATCGATATGGCAGATTAACTGGTACCAATGATGGAAATAGATCGAGTCCCGTTCAATTAGGAGCTGATACTAATTGGGGTCTTATAAGTGGAGGCAGGTATTGTACTGCTGGTATTAAAACTGATGGAACGTTGTGGGTTTGGGGCAGTAATGAGATAATTTTGGAAAGAGTCAATAGATCGAGTCCAGTTCAAGTAGGTTCTAGTACGAATTGGTCTAAAGTTGCTGCAGGCGATTCAAGTGTTTATGCTATTAAAACTGATGGAACCCTGTGGTCTTGGGGGCAAAATAGTTATGGAAATTTAGGTTTAAATGACCGAGGAAATTATGCTCGAAAGTCTAGTCCAACTCAAATAGGAACAGATACTAATTGGAGTGAAATAAGTGCTGGCAGATTTTGTGTTTCGGCTGTGAAAACTAACGGAACTTTGTGGGCATGGGGAATTAATACTTTTGGACAATTAGGATTTAATGATATAACATATAGGTCCAGTCCAGTCCAAGTAGGATCTTCTACAGATTGGAGTAAACCCGTTGCAACTGGTCAATGTGGATTTGCTATTAAAACTAATGGAACTTTATGGTCTTGGGGTAATAATTCTAGTGGTCAATTAGGTCAAGGTGATGTTATAAGTAGATCATCTCCAACTCAAGTAGGAGCAAGCACAAATTGGTCTGAAATGGCTGCTACCCCTCATTTAACTTGGACTAGTCCATATTCTTCTGTTGCTGCTGCTATTAAGACTGACGGAACGCTTTGGACATGGGCTGCTCCAAATGGATATGGAGCATTAGGATTAAATGATAATACACCTAGATCGAGCCCAACTCAAGTAGGATCTAATACTAACTGGTATAAAATAGCTGTGTCTAGGTTTAATATGGTATCAATTAAAACTGATAATACTTTATGGGTTTGGGGAGGAAATAATAATGGACAATTGGGATTAAATAACAGATTTGATGAAAAATCAAGTCCAACTCAAATTGGATCTAGTACTAATTGGAATCTCGTATCTATTGGTGTAGGCAGCGACATAATTGATCAAGTTTTTGTACTTGCGAAAACATAAAAGAGAACTCAAATATAAAATGAAAAAACTAATCCTCTCCATACTCCTTACAACCACTCTTTCAGGATGTGCAGTAGGTTATAAAGTCTACGATGCCTTCTTCATGGCCAAGTATGATACCATTGAATATGCATTGACAAACAAAGTTCGCACACTATCTGAATTGGCCGTTGAAGATTGTAAAGACCAAAGCAAATCAAAAGATAATTTTGAAGGTCTCTATTTCATTTCAGTAGAGTTGAAAAACTTTACACAATATTTACCTGATAATCCTGATGCTGCCAAACTAGCTGGCAACCTTGTAGAATTAACAAAACAAGGCCGAGAAATGTATGGCAAAAGTACTGGGGTTTCTGAAGGTTTCTGTAAAATAAAATTACAACAAATTAATCGATCTGCTGAGACAGCTCAAAAAGTAATAGGGAAAAAACCAAGATGACTTTAAATGAAATAGACGCTTCATATCGTGAAGCTACATCAATGTTTGAACAAGGTGAAATTACCAAAGAAGAATATTTAAATTTTCTTCGTGGGTTTGAAATTGAAAAAACCGTAACAATGAACGCAGAAGCCATCGCCGGCCTTGGAGTTACTGCATCCGAAAAATTTGCAAAAAAGAGCGAGGCACCAAAACTATGAAAATAAATCCTGTGTCTTATCCCACAATTCAACCACCAACAATTTCAAAACCAGTAACAGAATACATTGAACATATACACCAAGAGAGAATTGAAGTTAAAATGGCACTTGAAAAGATTGAACAAGGAATGGTAGAATTAAAAACACTCATCGATCAAATTGCCGCAATAAGGTGTAACAAAGATGTATCCTGAAGAAGAAAAAATGCATGCTCTCGAATTAAAAGTTGGTTTGTTGGAAAAAGATGTTCAACAAACTGATAGGGTATGCGAGAAACTATCTGAATCTATAGAAAAGATTCAAGAAATGAATGATAACATGATTCGTATGTTAACCATTCACGAACAACGCCACGAACAACACGAAAAATCGGAAGATAATTTGCAAGAAGATATAAAAGAATTACATTCACGCATTACTACAGTTAGCCGTGAAATACATGAACGAATTGATCAAGTGGAGGTTAGAATTACCGAAAGACTTGACAATATTCGTGCCGATCTTATTCGCCATAAACAGGAAGATAATGGCAATAAAATTAGCGATACTTTAAAAGAAATCGATAAGTATAAATGGATGATCCTCGGTGCAGCCATCGCACTTGGTTGGGTTATCGGTAATGTCAATCTAGGTGTTTTAGGTACACTTTTCAAATAGACTTGTTTTTGTTGTAGTTTTTTGTTATACTCTTTATTATGTTATCAGTTGATTCTAAATATGTCCGTCTAATGTCATTTCGTCTGCGTAATTTCAAGCAGAAGAATGATTACCTTTGGAATTTCTCCTGTCCAATTTGTGGTGACAGTAAGAAAAATAAAACAAAGGCTCGTGGTTATGTTTATCGTAAATTAAATGATTTGTTTTACACCTGCCATAATTGTGGTGCAGGTTTAAGTCTTGGTAATTTTATAAAGCATGTAGATGAAAGTTTGTACAAAGAGTATTCTCTTGAACGATACACATCGGGTAAGACCAATAATTCAAAACTTGCAAACACAATTCTTAACATTACACCAACAAGGTTCGATAAACTTGAAAAGGCAAAAACATTTGAACACGCAGAATGGTGTGATAAACTGCCAGAAGGCCACTTTTGTCTTGATTATCTAAAGCACAGAAAAATAGATAAATCACATTATGAAAGATTGTTATTTACACAAAATTATAAACAATTTGTTGATGCACTCATACCAAATCACGGAAAACAATTACTTGATGATGCACGACTTGTAATTCCTTTTTATGATGCGTATAATGAATTGATTGCTGTATCTGGCCGTGCATTAGTAACGAGTGACAAAACATTAAGATATGTTACTATAAGAACAAAAGAATCTACTGATAAATTGATATTTGGCATGGATCGTGTCAATCGATCAAAAGATGTTTATATTGTCGAAGGACCACTTGATTCATTGTTTATTGATAATTGTGTTGCCTCCGGTGATGCCAATCTTACACTTGCAGCAAAAAGTATTTCAGTAGGTAAAAAGATTTTAATATTTGACAATGAACCAAGAAATAAAGAAGTGATGAAATTGATGCAAAATGCAATCAAATTAGATCATTTTGTAGTAATTTGGCCAGATAATTTGATTGGTAAAGATATAAATGAAATGATCATGAATGGAAAAACAAAAACAGAAATACAAAGTATTATAAGTAGTAACTCCTTCAAAGGTCTTGAGGCACAAGCCAAGTTTACATTTTGGAAAAAAGTATGAAAGTTGAATTGATTAGTTATACACAACCAGCGATGCATTTCGCTGAGAACACAACAGAATTGGTTGCTTTTTGTGCGAGAGTATCAAATCCTAGCAACCAAGCCAACAAAGAAACTAGTGAGAAATTAATTCGTTATCTTATTAAGCATCAGCATTGGTCACCACTTGAAATGGTGAACATGTGTTTAGAAATAGAAACCACAAGAGATATTGCAAGACAAATGCTTCGTCACCGTTCATTTAGTTTTCAAGAGTTTTCTCAGCGTTACGCCGACCCAACTAAAGATTTAGATTTTGTTTTAAGGGATGCAAGATTACAAGATGAAAAGAATCGTCAAAACTCCGTTGAAACAGATGATGAATTATTAAAATACTCATGGAGAATTATGCAGAATCGTGTATTAAGTGAAGCAAAAACTGCATATCAATGGGCCATAGATAATGGTATAGCAAAAGAACAAGCTCGTGCTGTATTGCCTGAAGGACTTACAATTTCGAGATTATACATGAATGGCACATTAAGATCATGGATACACTACATACAACTTCGCTCAGCGAATGGCACACAAAAAGAACATATAGAAATAGCACAGAAATGTGCAGAAATAATTGCCACGGTATTCCCCATGGCAAATGAATTCGTAACAAAATAATAATAACTGGAGTATTGCATGTCTGATATTGTTCACGGCATCACCGTAGATTTCACTAGAGATTCATTGTTTGATGAATTAGGTATCAAAAGATTAAAAGAGAGTTATATGCGTGAGGATGAAAACTCACCACAAGAAAGGTTTGCATATGTATCTAAACATTTTGGGACGAATGCTGCACACTCGCAAAGGCTTTATGAGTATTCTTCTCGACATTGGCTTTCTTATTCTACTCCCATTTTATCTTTTGGCCGCTCTAAGCGTGGTCTGCCTATTTCATGTTTTCTCCCGTATCTTGATGATTCCGCAGAAGGCCTTGTCGATTGTCTGGCGGAAGTAAATTGGCTCTCAATGCTAGGAGGAGGGGTTGGAATTGGAATTGGAATTCGCTCTGCTGATGATAAGTCGGTTGGTGTTATGCCTCATTTGCGTACCTATGATGCTTCTTCTCTCGCTTACAGGCAGGGCAGAACTAGGCGTGGTTCTTACGCTGCTTATCTTGATATTAGTCATCCTGATATTCTCATTTTTTTAGAAATGAGGAAACCAACAGGCGACCAGAATATGCGTTGCTTGAACTTGCATCATGGCATTAATGTTACAGATGATTTCATGCATCTAATTGAAAAATGTATGTTAGATCCACATGCTGATGATACATGGCATTTAAAAGATCCTCATAGTGGTGAGGTTCGTGATACAGTATCGGCTCGTGAATTGTGGCAGCGTATATTAGAAATTCGTATGCAAACAGGTGAACCTTATTTGCATTTTATTGATACAAGTAATCGTTTAATGCCAGAGTTTCAAAAGAAACTTGGTCTATCAATTAAACAAAGTAATTTGTGTAGTGAAATTATTTTACCAACAGATAAAGAGCGTACAGCTGTCTGTTGTTTATCATCAGTTAATTTGGAGTATTACGATGAATGGAAAAACGATCCAAACTTTTTGCACGATGTTGCTGAAATGCTTGATAATGTTCTTCAGTACTTTATTGACAATGCTCCTTCTTCTATCGCTCGTGCAAAGTATAGTGCCAGCAGAGAGCGTTCTATTGGTATTGGTGCTCTTGGGTTCCATGCTTATTTGCAGCGAAACAATATTGCTTGGGAATCTGCTTTGGCCACAAGTGCCAACAATAAAATGTTTAAACATATTAAGGAGAAATTAGATGCTGCCAATCTTTCGTTGGGTGCCAAACGGGGAGAGGCTCCCGATGCCGTTGGTACTGGTCGCAGGTTTAGTCATATGCTTGCCATTGCTCCTAACGCTTCTTCTTCAATCATAATGGGCAATACATCACCAAGTATTGAACCTTTTAGAGCAAATGCATATCGACAAGATACATTAAGTGGTGCCTTTCTAAACAAAAACCGTTATTTGGATAAAATCATCAAGGAGAAATGTGATGCAGACAAAAATCTTGATTACAGCGAAATCTGGTCGTCTATCATCGCCAATGATGGGTCCGTTCAACACCTTGAGTTTCTTGATGAGTGGACAAAAGATGTGTATAAAACCAGTATGGAAATTGACCAAAGATGGGTCGTGGACCATGCAGCTCACAGACAAAGTTACATTGACCAAGCGCAGTCTGTCAATTTGTTTTTTAGACCAGATGTTAATGTAAAATACTTACATGCTGTACATTTTCAGGCATGGAAACAAGGATTGAAAACTCTTTATTATTGTCGTTCAGAAAAATTGGCCAAAGCTGATAAAGTTGCTAAAAAAATTGAGCGTGAAGTAATACAAGAGATTGATTTAAAACAATTAGCGACAGAAGAAGTGTGTTTGGCTTGTGAAGGTTAATGTTGTATTAAGAACATGCGATAGAGTTTCTTTGGCGACTGATAGAATAGTGGCCAAAGATGAATGTATTATTCGTTGTTTAATTTCTTTAGTAAATTCTTTAGAATCATATGGTAAATATTCATTACATATCATAGATGATAATTCAAGTGAATGTACTAAAGATAAAATAAAAGAAGTTGCACCAACAGCAACATTTAATTTTTTACCTGAGAGGGATCAAACAGGTCTAAATGGTAAACAAAAGTCACGATATTCAGTAAAAGTGGCATATGACTACATTGATACTTTACCTGAAGATGAATTAGTTTATATTGTAGAGGATGATTATTTACATTATAATGATTCGATAAGAAAGATGGTTGAAGCATGGTATTACTTTCAATCATTTGATATGAAAACAGAAATTGGCATATTTCCACAAGATTTTGTGCAATTATATTTTCATCCTAAAAACTTATTTAATGATACTTACATCAGACCATGTATTGTATCACCAGGACCAGACAGATACTATCGTACCACATGGTTCACACACGAATCGTTTATGATAAAGAAATCTGTCATTACAAAATATAAAGAAGAATTTAATAAATTGATGGAGATAGGTGAGATAGATGGTAAATGGGAAGGCACCAGTCTATCAAATGTATGGACAAAACCTGATGTAGCTATGTTGATGCCCATGAAAACTTTAGCAATACATGTAAGTACAAAAGAAGATATTTCATTTTTCTGTAACGATTTTCAAGAATTATGGAACAAAAACGCATACTAGTTGTTGGTGCAGGTTATGCTGGCGCCGTAGTGGCCAGAGAATTACATGATGCTGGATTTTATGTAGATGTGATTGATCGCCGGCCACATATAGCAGGTAATGCTTACGATTTTGAAAATGATTTTGGTATTCGTGTGCATAAGTATGGCCCTCATTTGTTTCATACTAACAATGAAGAAGTATTTAAATGGTTATCTAAATTTACTGATTGGATACCATATGAACACGAAATAAAAGCTAAATTAAAAAGTGGTGCATTTGTACCATTTCCAGTAAATAGAAATACTTTATTGGTCGTAAATAAAGAAGATGTTTTTAAAACATTTTTTGAACCGTACTCACGCAAAATGTGGGGACAATATTACGATGAAATAAGTAAAGATGTATTTGATAGAGTAAAACCAAGAGATACATCAGATAATCGTTGTTTTACTGACAAATATCAATATATGCCTGTTGAAGGCTACACAAAAATGTTTGAAAATATATTAGATGGTGTAAATGTATTTTTAAATCGTGATTATCATAAATCTATGGAAAATGAATATGATCATATCTTTAATTCGATGGCCATAGATGAATATTATGATTATTGCTATGGCGAATTGCCATATCGATCAATACATTTTCATACGATAACAGTACCCATAGATGAAATACTGCCTTGTACAACAGTAAATTTTACAGATGATGGTCGATTTACAAGAGTTACAGAATGGAAAAAAATACCAATGCATGGTGAGAATATGAATTACAGTACCGTTACATATGAAGAACCATGCGACTATAAAGAAACAGGTGAAAAGTATTATCCCGTGATGACTGAAAATACGAAATTGTTATACAAAAAATATAAAGACATACAAAATGATAAGGTGACATTCATTGGCCGATGCGGCCTTTATACCTACATGGATATGCACATGGTTGTTTCGTCATCGTTATCAATCGCAAAAAAATTTATAAGAGAGAATAAGTATGGTAAAGAGAAAACATAACATAACAGAAGAAAGAAATTCATTCAAACCTTTTTATTATCCATGGGCATATGAAGCATGGTTAAAACATGAACAGATTCATTGGTTGCATACAGAAGTGCCTATGCTTGAAGATGTAAAAGATTGGAAAAATAAACTTACAAAAGAAGAAAAACAGTTTCTTACACACATTTTTCGATTCTTCACACAAGGCGATATAGATGTTGCTGGTGGCTATGTTAAAAACTATTTACCTTATTTTGCACAACCAGAAGTTCGTATGATGCTTCTTGGCTTTGCGGCTCGTGAAGCATTACATGTGGCTGCATATTCACACTTAATTGAAACTCTTGGCTTGCCAGAAACTATGTACAATCAGTTTCTTGAATATGATGCAATGAAACAAAAACACGAATACATTCTAGATATTTCTAATCAAAATTCAAGTAAAGAAAACACAGCCAAACATATTGCCGTATTCTCTGCATTTACAGAAGGTATGCAGTTGTTTAGTTCTTTTATTATGTTATTGAATTTTCCACGACATGGTAAAATGAAAGGCATGGGACAGATTGTTACATGGTCAATTGTTGATGAAACCATGCACACAGAATCAATGATTAAGTTGTTTAGAACCTATATTGAAGAAAACAAAGAGATTTGGAATGATGAGTTAAAAGGTCAGATATATACTATTGCAGGTAAAATGGTTGAATTAGAAGATAAATTCATTGACCTTGCATTTGATATGGGACCAATGCAAAATCTAACATCAGATGAAGTGAAACAATACATTCGATATATTGCTGATCGTAGACTAATTAGCCTTGGTATGAAAGGTATTTTTAAAGTTAAAAAGAACCCACTACCATGGGTTGAAGAAATGATTAACAGTCCAATTCACGGCAATTTCTTTGAGAATCGTGTAACTGATTATGCAAAAGGTGCATTGTCTGGTGATTGGGAAGATGTATGGGGCAAAGCAGCATGATCACAATAGATCAAACAGCAATAAACAAAATTGCAGAGTTATATGTAGAAGAAAATGATCCTGAAGTAAAAGGCCTTCGCATATTTGTTCAAGGTGGCGGTTGTTCTGGTTTTCAATATGGTTTTACTTGGGACAATGCCATCAATGAAGATGATTTTGTTTTTGATGTGAAAGATGATATAAAATTATTAGTTGATAGTATGTCATCACAATATTTGCAAGGCACAACAGTTAAATATAAAAAAGAATTAGGCGGTGAACAATTTGTTATGGAAAATCCTAATGTAACAACCAAGTGTGGTTGTGGTTCATCTTTTGGAGTTTAAAAATGGCATATTCAGCTCAAGTAATAGACCATTATGAAAATCCTAGAAATGTAGGATCTTTTGCAAAAACAGAAGATTTAACGAAAATTGGTACAGGTATGGTTGGTGCTCCAGCCTGTGGCGATGTAATGAAATTGCAGATAAAGGTGAATGATGAAGGAATTATTACTGATGCGAAGTTTAAGACATATGGCTGCGGCTCCGCAATTGCAAGCAGTTCTCTTGTCACGGAATGGGTCAAGGGTAAAACTCTTGATGAGGCATCAACTATTAAGAATACTCAAATCGCCGAAGAGCTGGCGCTCCCTCCAGTCAAAATACATTGTTCAATTTTGGCTGAAGATGCAATCAAAGCGGCCATAGAAGATTATAAGAAAAAGAATTCACAATGTTTGGTTTAACTTTAATTATGACTTTGTTATTAGGTTATCAAGTAATGATGCCTCAGGTAAACAATGCCAAATACACCTTCAATATTGATTCAGAAGGTACTATTATACGCATGAATACACAAGATGGCACAATGGAAAAATGTGATAAAAATTTAATTTGTAAGGGAGAGAAATGAAAAAACTATTATTTACAATTCTTGTTATGATGGGTTCAACCGCCATGGCCAATCCATATAATTGGCAAATCACCCGTGTTATTGATGGTGATACCGTAGAATTTAATGTACCATTTATGCCTGATCCATTACCAAAGAAATTATCAATTCGTGTATTAGGCGTTGATACACCAGAAAAAGGCCATCGTGCATTATGTCCAAAAGAAAATGAAGCTGCACAGAGAGCCACACAATTTACCAAAGATGTATTGAATCGTGCATATCAATCTGGCCAACAAGTATTGATTGAATTAAAAGACCATGATAAATATGGCGGCCGTGTGCTTGGTGATGTGGTTATTAATGGTCAGCGTTTATCGCAATTACTAATCGCCAATGGCCACGCAAGACCTTATTTTGGTGAAAAGAAATCTTCATGGTGTTAATATGACAAATCTACATCATATATGCGATAATTGTGGTTCTGAGTTTACGATTAAATACGATGAGGATCAGACTGAAACTGATCCACTCCATTGTCCGTTTTGTGCAGAATATATTACGGAACATGAAGAAGTTGATGATGATGAATGACCTGGTACTTTCATAATACCATCAATGAGATAACAGCCGAAGAAACCGAAGGGTTCTTTGGCTTTGTCTATCTCATCACTCACAACAAAACTGGCCGAAAGTATATTGGCAAGAAATTCTTTACTAAATCTAAAACTAAACAAGTAAAAGGTAAAAAGAAAAGAATTCGTGTCGCCTCTGATTGGGAAAACTATTGGGGAAGTAATAAGAAATTACAAGAGGAAGTAAAAGAAAAAGGTGCAGATCAATACACTAGAGAGATTTTACACCTCTGTAAAAGTCGTAGTGAGTGTTCTTATTGGGAAACTTTTGAGATTTTCAACCGCCACGCTCTGATGAATGATTCATACTATAATGAGTGGGTGTCCTGTAGGATTCGGAAGGACCACCTTAAAGCTAAAGCATCTTAATTTCAAACCGGACACCGATACTTATAATATTTTCAGCTTCATTTCACAATAATTCAGGTAAAAATTTATTATTTTTTCTTTGATTTTCATCTGATGAAATAATTCTCAAATTTTGATGTACGTGCAATCCAGAGACATTTTTACCACGTAAGGGTATTATGTGATCCACATGATGTGGAGTTCCTGTTTGTTCTGTTATTCTTCTACATTCATCATAGATTTCGCTTATTTTATTAATGTCACGCCATAGTGGTTTTTGTTTGTTTCTATGTTCGTGAAAATAACCTGCGCCAATTTTGGCAGCAATAATTTTTTCATGTGAAGGCGAACAAGCTTTTTTGTTTTTGCGAAAAATGGGTTTATTACAAATTAGACAATTCATAGTTATCTCCGACTGATATAGATAGTTATGTGGGACAGCCTGATCCGACCGGGTTTCTTGGTACGCCAATACCAAGATTACCACATTTATTTATCATCTGGTAGAATTACATCATCTTTGCCACAAAAATGTGCGGTTGCAACATAAAATATACTAAATAATATTGTAATGCTTAAGGAGGTTACAATGTTATTGAAATTTAAATCTTTTCTACAAATGCTGTGGGATTCTATGATTGAAGGCCAAATGAAGCGTGCCGAATATTATAAAAAAACCCGTAGATTTATGGAATAAACTCAATCAATCGTCTAAAGGAGATTCACATGTTTGACTATTTTAAAAACGCTAAAGTACCACAAATCGATGAAATCGTTGCCAAATCTACTGATGTGGCCATTCAAACCATCGACTATCAGAACTCGGTATTTAAAGAGACTTTGAAGTTTTTTAATACTGTTACAGACAAATTCTTTTATACATATACTGTGAGTGCAGCAGATGCTGTAAATAAAGGCACGGAATATGCAAAAGAAGCAATTACAAAAGCAGGAAAACAACTTTCAACGGTATCTGCAAATAGCAAATAATACTCGTTCTTGGTTGCCTGTCAATAGAAATGGTTGGTGGATTAAGTTTTCCACCTACCATTCTCACAATATTCTTTTATTCTTAATTTCACCATTTACTGGTCAGACCATTATTCGTTATTTCGACAATGAAGATGATGCAGTAAAATTCATTAACTATATTTGCGACTTAGATCCTCATTTAGAGTTGGAGATTTAAAATCTGATGTTATTCGTGTAAGTGACATATTTGTTCTCTGTTATGCTTGTTTGATAGCCATAGTGTTCTGGTATCCAGCATTTATTGAAATCCACTTACTAGAATCCAACTGTACTGGACTAGATCTAGGAGTTCTGTCGTTAAGGCCTAATTCTCCTCCACTATTACTTCCCCATGCCCATAATGTATTATTATTTTTTGTCGCTAACGTAAAATATAGACCACTACTAATTTTATTCCAATCAGTACCAGTTCCTACTTGAACTGGACTGGATCTATTTACTATATCATTAAATCCTAGCTGGCCAGCATTATTTCTACCCCATTGCCATAGAGTACCATCTGTTTTGGTGGCTGCGGGGCTGTAGACACCAACACTCACCAGATTCCAATTAGTAGAAGTTCCTACTTGGACTGGACTGGATCTATCAATTGCGTTTCCAAGTCCTAATGAACCATTAGTATTAACTCCCCATGTCCACAGAGTACCATTTGTTTTAGTAGCCCCACTTGATCGATATCCTATATCAACCAAATTCCAATCTGTAGAAGATCCTATTTGAGTTGGGCTAGATCTAGCAGTTGTTTGATTGAGTCCTAAGTTTCCTCTAAGATTAGATCCCCACGTCCACAAAGTACCGTCAGTTTTTTGAGCAATTGCATCACCATATCTTTCTTTAATAATATTCCAATTAGTAGCAGAGCCAACTTGTGTTGGACTAGATTTATTAATTTGATCTCCAAGTCCTAGCTGGCCATAATTATTATCTCCCCAAGACCATAAAGTACCATTTGTTTTGATAGCAAACATTGCATTATCGATACTAATTTTGCTCCAATTAGTACCAGTTCCTACTTGGACTGGACTGGATCTATTAATCATGTCATTAAGTCCTAGATTACCAAAGCTATTATTTCCCCATGTCCATAAAGTTCCATCTGTTTTTATTGATCCAGATTGATAATCAAAAGTGTTTATTTCACTCCAATCATTACCAGCAACTTGAACTGGGCTGGATCTAAATCCATCATTTATACTTATTCCTAATTTTCCCACACTACCGTTTGATCCCCAAGTCCATAATTGATACTGTGGCGCAACCGTAACCGTAACATTAAATGTCCTATCAGAATCTTGCAATTCAGCATCAGAGGCTCTTACAGTAAAGCTATATGTTGTCTCAGCACCAATCGTTACAGTACCATAAAAATATCCATTGCTGAGTAATTGTGTACCAGCTGGTAATGCTGTAGTATTGGAATATGTTGTGGCACCAGTAGCACTCAATGATACATTAAAGGATACATTGGCTGATTGATTTGATAAAGTGCTGCCTGTAACCCATGTTGGTGATGTAGAATATGTTACACCATTTACACGAATACCAAATCCACCATCTGGATTAATTACATAAAGATTATATGATGCAGCTGATCTAGCAGGTACTTGTGCTCTTAATGTTGTTGAATTCACATAACTAACTGCCGTGGCCTGTGTAGTGTCAATGAATACTGTGGCACCAGATTGAAACTCTGACCCATTAATCACAATGTAACCACCAGCAGTATCTACGGCAGTATCATCTAATATTGTATAAGAAGAATTAGCAACATTGACAGAAGTAATTTTAGGTGCCAATGTTTGTGTAAAGGCTACGGTGGCAGTATTGGATAGTTTAGTCGTACCAATGGCATAATCTTGTATGTTTTGGGGTTGTATTTTGGTAAGTGGCATGATTTTATGCGGTTCTGGTGGCTATGGTGTTGTATTTTCCAATACTCACCTTGCTCCATGTGGTACCAGATCCTATTTGGACTGGACTGGATCTATTTACTATATCATTAAATCCTAGCTGGCCACGATTATTACGTCCCCATGTCCATAAAGTACCATCGGTCTTGGTGGCTATGGTGTTATAAAATCCAATACTCACCTTACTCCATGTGGTGCCAGATCCTACTTGAACTGGACTGGATCTATATACTCTATCATTAAGTCCTAGCTGGCCGTGATCATTACGTCCCCATATCCATAGTGTACCATCAGTCTTGGTGGCTATAGTGTTATAAACTCCAATACTCACCTCACTCCATGTGGTGCCAGATCCTACTTGGACTGGACTGGATCTATCAACTATATTACCAAGTCCTAGCTGGCCATTATTATTATATCCCCATATCCATAGTGTACCATCAGTCTTAGTGGCTATGGTGTTATAAGCTCCAATACTCACCAAATTCCAATTAGTACCAGATCCTACTTGGACTGGACTGGATCTATCAACTATATCATTAAATCCTAGCTGGCCTCGTTGATTACTTCCCCATGTCCATAGAGTACCATCAGTCTTGGTGGCTATGGTGTTATAGGAGGTTCCAATGCTCACTAGATTCCAATTAGTACCAGATCCTACTTGGACTGGACTGGATCTATGTACTATATCATTAAATCCTAGCTGGCCACGAATATTACCTCCCCATGTCCATAAAGTACCATTAGTTTTGGTGGCTATGGTGCTATATTCTCCAATATTCACCAAATTCCAATTAGTACCAGATCCTACTTGTACTGGACTGGATCTATATACTGTATCTCCAAGTCCTAGTTGGCCACGAATATTATATCCCCATGTCCATAAAGTACCATCAGTCTTGGTAGCCATGGTGTTATAACTTCCGATACTCACCAAATTCCAATTAGTACCAGATCCTACTTGGACTGGACTGGATCTATCAACTATATCATTAAATCCTAGCTGGCCAAAATTATTACGTCCCCATAACCATAATTGATACTGTGGCGCAACCGTAACCGTAACATTGAATGTTTTGTCTGCATCTTGATTTTCTGCGTCTGTAGCCCTCACAGTAAAGCTATATGTTGTCTCTGCACCAATAGTAACTGTACCATAAAAATATCCATTCGATAATAATTGTGTTCCTGCTGGTAATGCTGTGGTATTAGAATAACTTGTTGCACTCGTAGCACTTAAACTTACATTAAAGGAAGTATTTGCTAATTGATTTGATAGCGGGCTTGAAGTAACCCACGTTGGTGTCCCTGAAAATGTCACACCATTGACACGAATACCTGTGCCACCGTCTGGATTTACCACATAGATATTGTAAGAAGCGGCAGATTTAGCCGGTAATTCTGCTCTGAGAGTTGTACTATTGACAAATGTTGTTGAAGTGGCTTGTGTCGTATCAACCAACACAATCGCACCAGATTGAAAGTCTGAACCCGTTACAACAATATAACCACCGCCAATATTTACTGCTGTATCATCCAGTACGGTATAGGCACTATTGGCAACATTTACCGTTGTAACTTTAGGTGCAAGGGATTGAGCAAAAGCCGACACGGCAGTATTTGAGAGTTTATTGGTATCAATTGCATAATCTTGTATGTTTTGACCTTGAATCTTGGTAAGTGCCATGGTTGCCTCTTGGTTGATTAATTACCTATTTATTCTATCTAAATACTTGACAACACGATTTTTATCATTTATACTTCCAATATGAAATCTCTTATTACCGAAATAAAATCTCTTACCGATTCAGAAAAGATCAATTTGTTGGCCATGTTTCTTCTGGCCGCCTTTGTCGTTGCCTCCGTGTCCATTATGTTTAATATCACCCGTGGTGCCGATGTAGACTATTTTAAAGAACGCTTGGTGATTACCGAAGCCAGACTGAATTCAATTGATAAAAAGGTAGATGATTACCGTGACCGCATTGATCGCATGAATGACAAACAAACAGAGAAAATGATTGAAGTACAAAGAAAAGTAGAAGAGCATGAAAAATGGATAGAAGAATGGAAAAAATTACCAAATCTACCAAAGCCGAGGAGATAGTATGAGTGATGGTGGAAAAGGTTCAGCACCAAGACCATTTTCTGTTGATCGCAAGACATTTGAAAATAATTGGGATATGATATTTAAAAAACCATCTTGGGATCATTATAGTGATCTACCAAATCCTGACGCATATACAAATGATTATCAGGACATTTTATCGACCGAAGATTGTGTAGAAAATGTATTAAAGGATTTCAAACCAAATGGTACAGAAACGGAACAAACACCGTGATACCTTTTGACATTGAAGTACCATACCGAATGAGGCCCAATATGAGGCCTCTTTCTGATTCCGAGCCCATAACATATCAAGATGATCAATATGATGATTACATTGATCAAAAGAAAAAATTATGTTCGCCAATATTTGGTAACAATGTAACAGAAGAATTGCATGAAAACATTTTGAATTATTTAAAGTGTAATGATTTCAGCGAGGCCACCAAAAAATATCAAGAAGATTTTGTGATATGGGCACCAAATGCTGATGGTAAATTATCCATGCAAATAGCATCTGTGTGTTTTCCATCTGGTTGGGATCCAGCAGAAAAGATTAATAAGACCTTTGCTGAGATACACCAACCTGTGGCCGATAATAAACTCATCATGTCGGCGGCTGATAGTATTGCCACAATGATTACACAAAAAGGACCATTTGTGCGATCTGTATGGACTGTATCAAATACACCGAATTTAAACCAAAGGCCATCTGTAAAGAAGCCGTGGTCAAATGAAACGGTACATCAAATGTATTATCGAGCCGAAAGGCAAGTTACCATACCTCTTGGTGATAAGGCAATATTCTTTATTCGAACTCATATATTGCCTTTATTGTCAACAGATTGTGATAGAATCCGAATATCTATTAATAGTATGACCGATGAAATTCTGGCCTATAAAGGCTTGCAATATGTTAAGGAACAATTAAATGTTGAAAACATGGGTGCTTGTTCTGGTTATTAATGGTGTCACAACCGATTTAGGGCCAAGAGTAAATATTAATGATTGTACCCAAGCATGGAAAGTTTATATAAAACAAAACCCTAAATTAAAATACAATACATTTTGTGAATGGCGTAATGAATGAAAAATTATGATTGGAAAGAAGGTGGTAACAATATTAGTTGCTACTATTATTACAATACCAAAGATGGCCTGATTGTAGGCCAAGTCCACAATATATCGCACACCAATATATGGGTCTCAAAGATATATAAAACTCCTACCAATGAGCATTATCTTGGTCAATATATTTCATTAGAATATGCCAAAAATGCCATCGAAAGGCATTTTGATATACAGTCTCGTACTTTGCTAGAAAGTGATTTTTAATGAATCGATATTCGAATATGCCTGTGGTTCTAAGTGCGGTTACCTCTGATGAACCGATATCCGATGTACCATGTGGCACCTGTACCAAATGCTGTGAATTATTGGCACCGATGCTGACACAAGAAGAAATTGCATCAGGATTATATCCAATCAGTCTGGTCAATCCAACGGATCATCAGTTAAAAGAAAACCCTTCCGCCAATATTGTCATTACACTTTATCGTAAAAAGGAAGGTGGTTGTGGTATGTTTATTGATGGTAAATGCTCGATCTATGACATTCGACCAAAGGCCTGCCGCCAATTTGATTGTCGCAGAGGCCACTATCCACCACTTATATCACACGCCAAAGAGAAATTTGCAATTTAAAGGACTTTACTATGAGAATTGAAGAAGATATTAAATTAGATTTTCGTGATGTATTGATAAGACCAAAACGATCCACACTCAGTAGTCGCAAAGAAGTAAATTTAGAAAGAACCTACACCTTTCGCCATAGTAAACAAACCTGGTCTGGCATACCAATCATGGCCGCAAATATGGATGGTGTTGGTACATGGAATATGGCTAAAGCTCTTGCCTTCCATAAACTGTTTACTGTATTGGTCAAGGCCTATAGCATTGGCGATCACAATATAAATTGTCCTGATCTTGATGCAAACACCTTTGCTGTATCAACAGGGACGAGCGAGAATGAATTTGGTCGCCTTGAAATTATAATGCAGTCTCAACCACAAATACAGTTTATTTGTATTGATATTGCAAACGGTTATTCAGAGCATTTTGGTGACTTTGTTGAAAGAGTCCGAAAAAACTTTTCCAATAAAACAATTATTGCAGGTAATGTTGTTACCGCAGATATGACACAGGAGTTAATTTTACGTGGAGCAGATATTATTAAAGTTGGTATTGGGCCTGGTAGTGTTTGTACTACTCGTATCCAAACTGGAGTCGGATATCCTCAATTATCGGCCATTATCGAATGTGCTGACGCTGCTCACGGCCTTGGCGGGCATATTATTGCTGACGGCGGCTGTACTTGTCCTGGTGACGTTGCTAAAGCCTTTGGTGGTGGTGCTGACTTTGTAATGGTGGGTGGTATGTTTGCAGGCCATGATGAAGGCGGTGGTCATATCGAAAATGGTAAAGTAACATTCTATGGTATGAGTTCTGATACTGCAATGGAAAAACACCATGGCGGTGTGGCCGAGTATCGAAGCTCCGAAGGCCGTACTGTAGAGATACCATATAAAGGACCAATTCAAAATACCGTCAGAGATTTACTTGGCGGCCTAAGGTCAACCTGTACCTATGTCGGTGCGCCAAGTTTAAAACAATTGCCAAAATGCACAACCTTTATTCGTGTCAATCGCCAGATCAATGATGTATTTCTGTAATGAAAGAATTTGATTATAACCTGCCATACACCGACTTAGACTTCACCGATTCCAAAACCAGGCCATATTATCGTATAGGCCGTGGTGAGCAAGGTGTTTTATTAGTCCGACCATACACTAACGAAATCTGCCAATATTGGAGATTTAAAACACCAAACGAAGCCACCAAATCCGCCAAGAAAATCTATACAATGTTCCTGTCTTTTATTTCCAAAAACGATTTTATTGGTGCCGATATGTGCCGTAAATTCTTAGAAATGGGATTTACAAGATCCAGAAGATATGCCAACCATCACTCAGGAAAAAAGTATAATTCTGACCGATCTATCAAACCGCAAGAGAAAGACCATGCCACCTGCCACTATGCAGAATCCGCTACAATCTTTTTAGAATA